TATCTCTGAGAAGCAGTCAGCAGATTATACCGTGTTCGCTGCTTATGCTGTGACATCCTATAAAGACTTGCTCTTGTTAGAAATCGTTAGGGAACATTTTCCTTTTAATGAGCAGCTAGACCAGCTCGTCTTGTTCCATGAGAAGTATAATTTCAGCCTGGCGGCTGTTGAGAGTGTAGCCTATCAATTGGCTATGGTGCAATCTGCCAGGGATAAGGGATTGCCAGCGCAAGAGTTCAAACCTCCAGCGGATAAAGTGACCCGCTCCAGTACTGCGTCTATTTGGGATAGCAACGGGAAATGCTACAGCCACAAAAACGCTCATTGGCTGTTTGAGTATGAGAAAGAGATTCTTGACTTTCCCAAAGCGCCGAAAGATGATCAAGTCGACACGAAATCAATGGCCGCTATTGTGGTGTGCACACGCAAAGTACCCGGCGTGCTTGATCTGGACAGCAACGATGCCACGCAAAAAATAGATCCTACTTTGAGCATAGAGCAAATCCTTGACGCTACAGCCATTCTTGCTGAACAGGCGGTAATTGCACAAAAAGAACAGGATGTACAGTTGCAGGAACTGTACAAAAAAGGACCGCAAGTCAATATTTTTGAGTGGGCTGACTCCCATGAAGGGAGTTATCTCTAATGAAAAAGAGTGATTTACTGGTAAATCAAGCACATGAAAGTCAACATTATAAAAACTTCAAGATAGAGCCGCTTCAGTATATCGAAGAAAACGGACTGGGTTTTCACGAAGGGAACGTGATCAAATATGTGTCACGTTGGCGGCAAAAGGACGGTTTAGATGATCTCAAGAAGGCCAGATTTTATATTGAGCGACTGATAGAATTGGCTGAGGGAGGGGCAAGCGTATGAGTAAGCGCCGTCGTGCACCCTTGCCACAACAGAAAACAGATCCGAATGTAGCGGTAGTCGTAGGCAATACAGCGCCTCAACAGCCTGCCATGATGCCGCGTAACATGCGTGCATACATTCAGGAAGGCTATCGCTCTTCTAAAACTGTCTTCAGAGTCGTTGGTCACATCGCTCGAGCTGGCAGCACTATTAAATGGAAGCACTATACGGACGAGACGAAAGAGCGTGAAATTGATTCTGGCCAGTCTGAACTGTTGAAGTTGTGGAACATGCCCGCTCCACGTGTTGCGGGTACAGCTTTCCGTGAAGCGATGATTGCGTACTACTGCATGACCGGAAACAATTACATTCTGGGCATCAATGTCGGGAACAATCCTAAAGCGAAGTTTGATGAGCTGTACAATTTGAGACCGGACCTGACAAAAATCAAAGTCAATGAGAACGGGCCTGAATACTACGAGTTCGGGACATTCCATCCGCCAAAACGATACGATCCAATGCAGATCATGCACAATAAATTGTTCGCAGGGAATGATGACGTGTACGGCCTTTCACCTGTAGAAGTTGCTGCCATGCTCGTAGACATCCAAAAGGCTGGGCAAAAGTGGAACCTCGGGTTACTTTCCAATATGGCCCGCCCCGGGGGCGCATGGGTCACTGATGCTTTGTTGGGTGACACGGAATACAAAGGACTGAAAGAAGAGATCCGCAAGAAATTCGCCGGGCCGCGTAACGCTGGCGAGACCGCTATCCTGCACGGCGGCGTCAAATGGCAGTCGATGAGCATGAGTCCTTACGAATTGGATTGGTTAGAGTCAGATACAAAGGGCGATCGCGATATCGCTGGAATTTTCTTTAATTTCCCTACTTTCTTGCTGGGCTTGGCAGATGCCACATTTAATAACCAGGCTGAAGCGAAACACTTCCTCTATACAGATATCGTGTTTCCGATTATGGACATGTTCGTTGGTTCACTCAACATGTGGCTCACACCGCGTTACGGTGGCTATCTCGACTACGATAAAGAGGATGTCGAGACGATACGGGAACGGCTTCAAGAGGCAAAAGCAGTAGAGTCTGACAGGGCTGGCAATGAGTTTGCAGGTGGAACATCAACATTCCACGAAACACGGACGATACAAGGCAAAGAACAATTGCCCAACAAAGATTTTGTGTTGTTGCAACAAGTGCCTGTCTTTGTCGATCAACTTGATGATTATATTCAAGCGCAAATGGATAAAGTGCTCAATCCACCGCCGCCGTCGCCACCTTTACAGTTACCGCCAACAAAAATAACAGAAGTGCCTGATGGGACTGACGGGACTGAAGGCGATGATGGGAATGATGTATCAAAGTCAAAGCAGAAGATGCTGCCAGCGCCACGTATGCGCTTATGGGAGTATGCGAAAGCGTTGGATTTGACTACACCTGAACAGAAACAAAATTATCTCAAGAAAATGGAATCACAAAGGATCAAATGGGAAACAACGATAACCGAGCGTGTTGCGGATTATTTTAAAGACGAGCAAAAAACTGTTCTGGCCTCTTTGCCTGACAGTGTAGATCCTGGCCAGGCACAAACAAAAGCCATGCATGCGTTAGACGTGGTACAGCAGTCAGGCGCGCTAAAACATCTCATAGTGAGCTTGTATCAGGATGTTGGTACTGATGTAGGCACGGACACGCTAAAGGAATTGAAGTATGAATACAGGCCATTCCAGACGAAAGACGATGCGGCGCCTGACGATCTTAATCTGTACGCTCCTGATGTATTGGTGTATCTTTATTCTCTTGCAGCGCAGAAGGTTACTCAGATCACAGATACGACCCGAGCAGAAATACAGAGTGCGTTGGCACAAGGGGTACAGGCAGGTGAAGCGTTACCAGCCCTCGTCAAACGATTGAATGATCTCTATCTGGTTTCTATCATCCCAAAGCGTTCTGAAGTTATTGCCAGGACTGAAGTGATAGCTGCCTCAAACTACGGATCACAAGAAGCGGCGAAATCCAGTGGATTGACGCTCAAGAAAGTATGGCTATCGACTTCAGATAGTCGTACACGCCCTGATCACGCAGAGGCTGACGGGCAAGAGGTAGACATGGATGAGCCGTTTAAGGTAGGTGGCTCACAGTTGATGTATCCAGGCGATTCGTCGCTCGGTGCTCCTGCTGATGAGGTGGTGTCATGCAGGTGCACTCAATACTATAGACGGGTGAAAGAGGACACAAGTAAAAGTATCCCACCTGCCAGGGAAGTATCCAGGGACTACTATAGAGAATTGCTGAGGGCCAAATAAATGTCATTTTCTTCAGAACTTGTTAGCCCTGAAATACTCAAAAAGTATCCATACTTTATGGAATGGTTAAAAGAATTAAATCGTTTACCAGAGGATGTACTCAATTTTGCTATTCAAACTGAAATGAAAGAGGTTGCATCTGAAGATAGATGGAAGAAGTACAAACCAACGGATAACTTTACTGTTAGCCTCACTTTTAAGAATGGCGAATATGTTTCGCGTCATGGGAAATGGAGCGAAGGCAAAATGATGTACTTGTCAGAGGTGAAATCATGACTGAACAAGTATTAGAAGAGCGTGGTGGCGTGATTTGTGCTTCAGATAGCTGGTGGCGTGAGGTATTTACCGATGTGCTCACGATAGACGCTACTGATATTCAAGGTGTATTGCGAGATAAGGGTGTGTTTGCTGAGGTGCATAAACGCTTGCTTCTACCTGAGTCCTATACCGTGCGTGCCATTTTTTACAAGTGGATGCCCAGACAATGGAGCATTGTGATTGAGGGGCCTGATTTGCCACGTGTCGTAGAAGGCATGGAATATTCTCAGATTTCCCCGGTCTACCAGCGTAACGAGGACGGGTCAACTCAGCTTGTGAGGATAGACATATGAGAGTAGCCAAAGTCGAGCGCAAAACTGAATACTTTCCCATTATTGGCGAGATCAAAGCAACCAATGACGAAAAGGGCATCACTGAAGGCTATCTTAACTTTGTGGGCAATATCGACTTTGGCGACGACCGGACCATGCCGGGCGCTTTTAAAAGAACCATTGCAGATAGTTACGCCCGTAAAAGCGCGCAAGGGCTAGACTTTTTGTGGCCCTATCTCTGGAATCATGATTACAACATCTTGCCGCCAGGCGGCATTTTTGAAGCCAATGAGGATAAAAAAGGGCTGTACATTAAGACGCAATACAACATGGATACTCAGCTCGGCAGAGAACTCTATAGCAGCTTCAAAATGGGGACCATGAAAAAGCAAAGTATGGGGTATAAAGCCATTCGCTATGAATACGTCAAAGATGGGACGCGCTCCATACGCAATCTGCTAGAAATCGCAATCATGGAAGGAAGCGCGGTAGTCTTTCCGATGAACGATCTTGCGGATGTGACCACAGTAAAAAGGATACAGAACATGTTGAACAAATCAAAGCCAGTCACAAAAGACTTCACCGCAACCTATCAAGAACGACTGCAAGACGATTGGCAGGATGATCTCTGGAATCTGTGGTACGCGCTGAAGTCTGAGATTATTGCAGCTTTTCAAGTTGGGGATAGCCCCGTAGAAGACACCAGGGCTGCTCTTAGCCAGTTCAGTGATGCCATGCTCGCTTATGTGCAGCAAGGCGTTGATTTAGGGATGGTAGAGGCGTTACAGCCTGATGATGATCAGAGTATCCAGTATGGATGGATGTCAGGGGAGCCAGGCCAGGAGCAAAAAGCAGGCAGGGTTATCTCTGCCCGGAACCATACGTTGATGACGAAAGCTATTCAGGGCATTCAAGGGCATTGTAACGAAATGAAATCAATGCTCACAGCAGCACAGCAACAAGGATCAAGCGGAGTGATGAGCGCGGATACACCACCTCACACAAAGCAGGATAGCAGTAACCAGGAAGATGACGCGGTATCCACTCATCATCTGCAGGGTTTGACGAATAGCATCACTATCAGAAACATTTCAAGAAAGTAGGATACCTACATGGCAGTATCATCTGTAGAGCTGAAAGAGCTGACTGAAGCTATTCAGAAGCTCAACAAAGATCTTGACGATCGGGTCAGGACAATTGAAACGTGGCAAACCAAAACTGAGGAAAAAATCAGTAAAGGTGGCGTGGTTCCGGCTGAAGCAAAGGTCGAGTTGGATTCCTTCAATGCTGAGATCAATGCAAAGATCGCTGAATACAAGGCGCTACGAGAGCAGGAAAAAGAAGAGAAACTAGCTGCCCAACGTCCTGGCTATGCTGGCAACTACGCGGGCAAACGAGGGCAGAAGCCAGCCGCAACCAAAGCACTGGAAAAATGGATGCGTAAGCGCGGCGATATTGACGCTCTAACCAATGAAGAGCGCAAACTGATCGACTTCAATCAGATGGATATTGATCCATATCCTGATGAGCAAAAAGTTCTGGTAAGCGCAGCCGCTGATTTAGGGGGATTCTTTGCTGGGACTGACTTGTCTGACAAGTTCATTCAGAAGCTTTTCCTTATCAGTCCAGTGCGCTCTCTTGCGGACAGACAGATTATCGGCGGTGAAAAACTTTTGATCCCGAGTGAGGGTGCAACGGATACCAACATTTTCTGGTCTGATGAACAGTCCGGGTTTCAGGCATCGACAGACCCGAATCTGGGCATGATTGAGATTTACGCTCGTGAGCTGAACGGCTACCTGAAGTTGTCCAAGCAAAATCTTGAGGATAGCGTTTTTGACATCGAAGGCTTTATCCTCAAAAGGCTAACCCGTCAATTTGCACAGAAGGAAGGTACGGCCTTTTTGACTGGCGATGGTGTAGCCAGGCCTGAAGGCATCTTGACGAATGCTGCTATGGCAGGTACGGGCATCAATGTACTGAATAATAGTACTACGGTTACCATTGTACCGAAGGACATCATCAATCTGATGCATGCCACAAAATCAGGCTACCGCAAAACGGGCACATGGATGATGTCCAACAACACCATTGGGGTGTGTCGTCTGTTTGTGGACTCTCAGCAGCGCCCGTTATGGACAATGTTCGGTGATGAGTTCCGTGAAACGCTGTTTGGTCGGCCAATTGTCGAGATGCCCGATATGGCCAATCCGACAGTGGGGACGAGCACCTACACGGTTGGTCAGTATCCGGTGATCTTTGGAGATATTGGGCAAGGCTATCAGATCGTGGATCGTGTTGGGCTCACCTTCCAGACGCTCAAAGAACTCTTTGCCATTCAGAATCAGGTAGCCTACCTTGCGCGCATGCGCGTCGGTGGCAAAGTGGTTCTGCCTGAAGCGATCGCAGTGCTGAAAATTAACTCATAAAATTGTCATTTTCCTGGTTATAAAATAACCACTGTTTTGACAAATGCTATGCAAGGGCTTGTGAGGCCCTTGCAAGGGAGATAAAATACATGCCTTTTTATGGAGTACGAGGCGGGAAAAATCCGCTCAAAGAGTTCTGGACAATCCAGACACAGGTACCAAAGGCGTACACCGCTTCAGCCAACGGCGGCAATATTGACCGTTACCGCAATGGCGGCTATGCCGCTTTGAATCTAGAATTGCTGCCTGGCCTGTGGACTGACGGAACGCACGCATTTGTGATTGAAGAAGCTGACGACAACGGCTCGGGCGCGCCTGGCACGTATGGCACAGTCGCTATCACCGACTTGCTCTATGATGCGAATGCAAACGCAGCGGGCGGGACCTTTACGAGCATCACAGCGGCCACTAGCACCGTGCAAAGGATTGACTATATTGGTAGAAAGCGCTGGGTACGCACGCGCTATGTTGCCTCTGGTACGACCACTGGCGCGGTGTTTGCGGTGGTAGGGCATCTGTTTAGTCCAGCGATTTTGCCAGCGGCTTAACCTCGTAGAGAAAGCAGAACATTATGGCAGAGAGTTTAAAGCTAGATTGGCAAGTCACAGTAGCATCCACGGTAGAACCTGTTACCCTGAGCGACCTTCGTTCAACTTCGACAGGCTCATACCTACGTGTGGACTTTACCGATGATGACGCAGTGCTCTCTGCCTTGATTTCGCAGTGTCGGCTCACTGCTGAGCAAATCACCGGCAAGTCATTAGCACCGCAAACGATACAGGCCATGTGGACAATGCCGCAAGTCAATGCTGGTTCTCTCAGCGGCTTCAAACTGCTCTACGATCAAGATTTCTATCAATACAATGAATCACTTGGAGCGAATCCATTCAGCCCTGCGCCGTTTGTGTTGACGCTGCCTCAGCCACCGCTAGTTGCCGTCTCATTGTTTGAGTACAGGATAACCGTGTTCTCTGCATGGCAAACATGGCCTCAGAATAGCAATGGTGTTCCCAACTATGTGGTAGATGCACTACCAACGCCAGGCATGGTGTACTTGCAATATCCACCGCCTGCCTATCAGTACAAGCTGACATTCACGGCTGGCTATTCGACATGCCCGCCTGATATCAAACTGGCATTGATGCAATTCATTGCCTGGAAATATGAAAATCGGACAGGTGAGGACATGCCTGCTGAAATACAAAACGCCTTAATGGGCAATAAATCGTGGGTACTCTGATGAAAGAAATTGAGATACAGAAGACGGTAACAAAGGGCTTTGGCTTCACTGGAAAAACGACCTACCATTCGTTGCCTGGAGTCAAATTTGAGAATGGGAAGATAGCCTATCTTGACACTGATAAAAGCATCAAAGTATTGAATGATGCTTCTGACCTGGAAGACATTCCAGAGCTAGAAATTGTTGAGAAGGAATAGTCATGGCAGGTGATAACACGAGCGGTGCATTACGCAAACGTGTCTCGTCTTCAGCGTCTGGCAGGAAGATTATCTGCCAGATACAGAAAGATCAAGGCGCTACCACGGCTCCTGATGGCCAAGGCGGCTATACACCTGACTGGCAAATCGTTACGGGCCTGGGCAATGTGCCTATGACATTTCGGACATGGAGCCCATATCAACAGTTCCTTGCACAGCAAAGATATCCAGGTGTGAATGTTCGGATGCTCATGAAGTATCGTCGTTCTGCTAAAGTCGATGAAACCATGCGCGTGGTGTACGGGAATCACATTTACTTGATAAGAGGCGCTGAGAACTACGATCAGGATAACGACACCATCATCCTGTACTGTGAAGAGTTGCAAGCGACAGGGAGCGTGCGTTAAGGAGTGAAGTATATATGGTATCTCTCAATCATGAAATGACGGTTGCTATCAAAATAGACACGAAGGATATTGAGACAAGTGAAGTGTTTACAGAGCTTGTGCGTAAGCTTGTCCGTGAGGAATTAGCGCAAATAGAGAGGCAAGAAATAGACAGACAAATACGGATGCAAGTAGGTAGACTAGGTCCACCGGAGCATAAAAAAATAGATGGCTGAAATCGTACAGGTGCAGGGCCTTTCCACTGTTTTTAAAATGATGGATGATTTTTCTCTGAAAACGTCAAAGCGTGCGAACCAGGCGCTGCAGGGCGCGGGCATCGAATGCCAGGCGTTAGCGAAACAAAGTTGTCCAGTGGACAAAGGCCGTTTGCGCGCAAGCATCCAATATGAGAAAAAACCATTGTTTGTGACCGTCTCTACCAATGTAAGCTACAGTAAGTATGTCGAGTTCGGAACGGTACACATGCGCGCGCGCCCGTACTTGTACCCTGCCTGGAAAGTTGCGGCGCAACATCTCATAGAGGAGTTGAGTAGCTTATGAGTAATCAAACGTCTCTGATGGAATTGCAGCCCGCTATCTTTACCAAGCTGACAGCGGATAGTGCACTCATGGCTATCATCACAGGCGTATTCGACTTTGGCGCGGTGCCTGTTAACCAGGCATTTCCTTATGTGACACTGGGAGATGACACAGAAGCGCCGATGAACGCATTTGGGACACGCGGCTATGAGGCTACAGTGACATTGCACATTTGGGACAACACACCAAATTTCAAGCGATGTAAAATCATCCTGGCTCATATGAACAGGTTGCTTGATCAACAGACGCTCACGTTGGCGACACAACACCATGTCGGAACGTGGTACGACTTCTCAACAACGATGAATGATCCTGGACTGGACAATATCAGGCATATGCCAGTCAGATACCGAGTTGAAACTCAGGAACAATAATAGGAGGCTTTTCTTATGGCTATTGCAGCATATCCAGCTACCGTCAAAATTGGAGCGAACACGGTTGCGGATATCATGACCTATGAAATTCCGCTCAAGATGGATATGGCCGAGACGACGGCATTTGGAGGTTCAGGCGGCGCGGCTGTCGGAACCAAGACCTTTATTCCTACACTTTTTGGGACACAAATCAAAGCTTCAGGTTCATGGAATAAAGCCGACACGAACGGGCAAGCGGCATTAGAAACAGCGTTCTTTGCCAGGACAGCAACGACGCTTATATTCAGTCCGAATGGTACCAATACTTACAGCGCCTCGTGTTTCATCTCTGATCTGAGCATCAAGGCCGATGTCAAAGGGAAAGTCGATATTGATTATACTTTCCAGATAACCGGAGCTCTAACACCTGCCTAGGAGTTTCATAGAAAGTTGAGGCCATGCGATGGCAATAGCCGCATATAATTCACAGGTCTTGATCGCTAGCCTGCCTGGTGTGGCCTTCACTAATGAGGCAACGACAACCAGCGACCTGACAACATATACCATCTCAAATGCAGTAAAACGGTACTTTGATAAGTCAGTAGCCACGGTTGTGCAGGCACAATACGACGAAACACAGCAAATCCAGATTACCGGATCGCCAACGGGTGGCACATTCATACTTCGTTTTGGTGGCCAGAATACCGCGACGATTAACTGGAATGACAATGCGGCTACCGTGCAAACAAGGTTGCAGGCTCTCTCATCGATAGGAGCTGGTAACGCCCTGGTAACGGGCGGCCCTGGGCCCGCTACACCGTTTGTAGTAGAGTTTGCAGGCACGATGGCAAAAACACCAGAGGCACTCATCACGCTGCAGACCAATAGTTTGACAGGCGGCTCGTCTCCATCAGTCAGTATCACTGAGTTGCAAATAGGTGCAACGTGGGCAGCGATTAGTGCAGGTTTCACGCTCTTCAGGGCTAACGCTCGTGTTGTTTTTGCTGTAGCTCAAGTAGCAGGAACACAAGTGCGTTTTGCATCAGGCAATTACTTTCCTTACGCAACCGTTGCGAACGCGTCAAACTGTGAATTTACTCCAAAGATGGATATGGCAGATGTGACAGTCTTCAACTCTGCTGGCAATAAATCCTATATTCCCACGACCATTTCAGGCCAATTAAAGTACAGCGAGTTTTGGGCAAACAATGCCCGCGTCACGAGTTTACAAGCAAGAGATTTTTTGATTGTCTCATTCCAGACGAGTACCAATAACCGCTATGAAGGCTTTTGTTATGCATCAGACCTGAGCGTCAAAGCAGATCCAAAGAACGCGGTTATTCAAGATCTCACATTCCAGCTAACAGACGAATTTTTTAACGCATAATTGAGAAATCATGAAAGAAAAAAGTAGAAAACACATGGATGCATTACAAGCGCGTGCGCTGTTATTCCAGCGCAAACTAGCAGAATCTCCTGTAGATTGGTCTATTCCTGGTCTGCCAGAACTAGACAATCAACTCTCTATTATTGAACTGCCTGCCGACGGACTGAAAGCGTGTGCAAATCTGGCAACGGTTGCAGACGGCACAGTAGACAACACCCTTGCTATGGCAGCCGCTGTCTGTAGATCTCTTGTGCTCAGGGAAACAAAAGAACGCATTTTCAGCGATACCGACATTGAAGCGGTCGCTAGCCTTGGTACGACTGTCTTGAAGCCCTTATCAGACGTGGTAGAGGTCGCTTCTGGCCTATCAGCCAACTCACTTGCAGAGGCGAAAAAAAATTTGAAGATGATCCCCGAGAGCGGTTCAAGCATTTCCTCTGTACCGAGCTCGGAGGGGGACTGATCGTCCCGGAGCTAGAAGCAAAGCTAGCAGAATCAGACATCACACGTTGGATGGCCTATTTCATCCTGAAGCAAGAAGATGAACAGGCAGCGATAGACAAAGCTAGGGAAGAAGCGAAAAGAACTACATGAGTACCACGATAGCAGATTTGTTAGTCAATTTTCGAGGCGATATCGGTGATTTAGCCTCTAAAATTGCCGCGGCAAAAACCGACATGAATACCGTTACCGAGACCGCGCAATCGACAGGCGGTGGTATTCTCTCTGGTTTCAAGTCTGGCATCAGTGGCATTGTCGATTTCGGGGCGAAAATTGGACAAACGGTCATAGGGATGCAAGGACTTGCACAGGGCGCGGTAGGACTAGCCTCTGCTCTGTTAGAACCGAATGCCAGTATGGAACAAACGACCGTCGGATTTGAAACTCTGCTAGGCAAGGGAAAAGCCACACAAGACTTTCTGAGCCAACTCAAAGATTTTGCAGCCGCTACCCCCTTTGAGTTTCCAGAACTGGCAACCGACGCGCAACATATGCTGGCTTTTGGCTTCACGGCAAAAGAAGTTATACCGACACTCACTAATATCGGGGACGCAATGGGCGCTATGGGTAAGAGTAGCGCCGATATTGATCATATCGTAGGAATCTTTGGACAGATGCATGCTGCTGGCAAGCTCAACGCGGGCGATATGATGCAATTAGCGGACGAAGGTATTCCTGCCTGGAAAATGCTTGCGGACGCTATGGGCAAGACCGTACCGGAAGTGCAGAAACTCACAACCTCTGGATTAATCCCTGCAGATACTGCAATCAAGGCCGTGTCAGAGGGTATGCATAAGATGTTCGGCGGGGGTATGGCTGCACAGGCTAACACCTTTAACGGCCTGTTGTCTACCCTGCAAGATAATGCTAGCGCGGCTCTACGCGCCTTCACTGGCCCTTTGTTCGATGCTGCTAAGTCAGGATTGACACAACTAGGGAACCTTGTCAGTAGCAAGCAATTTCAGGATTTTGCTACTAGTACAGGGCAAGCGATAGCGGTTGTTTTCCAGGAAATTGGCGGGTTTATTTCGGATAATGTCGTACCTGCATTTCAGAAATTACAACCTGTTGTACAGCAATTTGTTGGTTATTTCCAATCCGATCAATTTGCCGGAATTTGGGCAGATTTTCAGACATTAGGCAACCAGATACTTCAGATTGCCGGGGCATTTTTACAGGCGTCTGGCCCAGCGAACGATCTAGTAAGCGGGCCTTTGTCACTTTTGCCTGGTGTGTTGAGCGGCATCTTGACGGCGGCTGACAACATTATTTTTCCGCTCGGTCAATTCTTGCTGTGGATGCAACAAGGGAGTCCGTGGGCTGAGGTAGTAAAAGACGCGCTGATTGGTATAGGGGTAGCATTTGCAACTATCCAGATAGGCTCATTTCTGGCAACGTTACCAGCAGTGATTGCTGGGTTTATCGCGTGGGGTGTCGCGGCATGGGGAGCCGCGGCTGGTGTGATAGCTGCCACATGGCCTGTTTTAGCGATAGGAGCCGCTATAGCTGTTGTCGTCGCTATTATCATCCTTGCTGTCCAACATTGGGGCGATATTGCAAAATGGCTGCAAGGGGCATGGTCTGGTATCGCTACGTTTTTTACTACTCTTTTTAAGGGGATAGGAGATAAATTTTCTCAACTTGGTTCATCTATGCAAAATAAAGCCACGGACATCAAAAGCGGGATAGGAGATAAGTTTTCTGATCTTGGCACGAATGTTCGTAATAAAACAACTGAAATGGGCAATGCGGTTGTAAACGGCTGGAAGTGGATGTATGATCATAATTATTATTTCAAGGCAATCGTAGATGAAGCAGTCAAAGTATGGGAACAATTCAAGACATGGGCAGCCAATACATGGCAAGCAATCTCTGATAGGGTCATAGCGATCTGGCAGAATATTCAGCGACGAGCGCATGATACCTGGCAGACTGTATCAGACGCGATAAAAACAGCCGTAACCACTGCCGTGCAATGGCTTCAATCGATCTGGACAACCGCTACCACGTGGCTTACTACGCAGTGGAATAAAATCACTTCGCTCGCCTCGTCCGTGTGGGCCGCTGTTTCTGTTATCTTTGCAAGCATATGGACGCGCTATATCTCGGGTCCTCTCACTTCATTGTGGAATCAAATCCAGGGATGGTTTACTGGCATAGGTAAGGGTGCTCAACAAGGGGGCCAAAACTTTATTAGTATGCTTGCAAACAGTATTAGTTCAGGAGCGGGGGCGATATGGAATGCTGTGACTGGAATCGCAAACACGATATGGTCTGCTTTAGGGTTTCATTCACCGCCGAAAGGCGGGCCGCTTGCTGACTCCGATAAATATATGCCGCGTTTTATCAATATCCTCAGCACTGGCCTGACTGCAGGCGCTCCACAAGTCGCGAAGGCATCAGCAATTGTTGCACAGCAGATGGCTTATCCTATACGCCCGAGTGCAACAGCAGTAGCCTCATCAATAGCACCTGTCATGGCTATGCAAGGGAGTGCAGGCGGGCAAGGGCAAACAATTATCTTAGAGGTTGATGGAATGGTACTAGCAAAGATAAATAACAAAAATACTGACAAACTGGTCAGATTAAAGCTAGGAAGTAAAGGACGCGTAGCATGAGACTCTTTTTACCAGATTATAAAGAAGTAGCATTCCCTGAATATTGGGATAGGCCAGCTTCAAAGCGGCCTCAGACCTTGCAAGAAGTATGTGATATGCTGCTTCCTTTGCCAGGAATACGCGGTATATGGGAAATTATCGCCAGTGATGCCAGGACGGGCGAAATACTTGAACGTTCCATTTACAAGAACGCGATCACTGACGTGGGCGCTCAGGATGCCATAGGGAATCTGTTTGCTGCAACAGGCGCTGCATTCAATCCAATGAACGTGATGTGCATTAGCACAGACGCCGGGTCTAGCACGCTCACGACAGCCCTCACAGCAGGTACACCGCCCGGAAGTGCAACTCTTGCAGTGGCTGCCCTGCCAGCCGCTATCCCTGCAAACGCTGTACTGAAACTGGATTATGGTACCGGCTCTGAAGAGTCATGTGCGACGACAGCGGGCGCTTCAGCCGCTGCTACCAGCATAACTGGCATCACAGCGGTAGGTGGTGGTACATTTACACCTGCCTTTAGCCATGCTATCGGAAAAACGGTAGTTCCCGTTGCCCTGGTCACTGATAATCCATCAGGCACGCCAACGGGCGGCGTGTACTTGTCCCTCGTCGGTGGTGATTATTCATCCATAACAGGAACTGGCATAGGCAACCGGACAAGAACTATCACAAAAAAGTTTCCCGGCGCATCTACTGCAGCCGCTACGTATACGTGGTGTCGGCTGGCTAACGCGAATCCTATTGTATCGGGCGCGGTAGGCGCGTCTTGTATTGTGCCGCAAGCAGTCATTAACAGCATAACGGATCAGACTTTTGCGGTGGTCATAAAATTATAATCTTGCAAGGATGAAGCATGGCTATCACATTTGACGCGGCTACTGGAAATAAGGTTGCAAGTGGAACCACGAACACGTGGTCGCATACCGTCGCGTCTAGCCAAAGCAATCAAATCCTTGTCGTGAGTGTCGATTCAGGAGCCAGCATATCGGGTATCACCTACAACAGTGTCGCCATGACACAACTTACCTCAATCACCTATGGCGGCAGTGAGATACTTTCGCTGTGGTATCTAGTAGCGCCCGCGCAAGGGGCTCACAACGTCGTTATAACCGCTAGCGGAACCACGTTTATTGTCGGTGTTTCCGCTTCCTATTACAACGTCGCACAAACAAGCATGTTTGGAACGGCTGTAACCAACTCAGGAACCGGAACAGCTAGTACCAATACGGTTACTACCTCCAACACCAATCAATGGGTGATTGATACCGTCAACAATGCAGCGGCTAGCACGGATACAGCCACAGCCAGCCAGAACAAGCGTTTCCAACCAGCAACCAGTGGAGCCGCTGAAGGCGATATTGTAGCGACCGGCTCCAATATGACGCTTACGTGGTCGTTCACGTCAGGCAACTGGGCACAGATCTCAGTTGCGATGTTCATTGCGACGACCAATTTCACGACCACAATCACTGATACACAACTGACTTCATTCTCTGCTGAAGCCAGTACAGTACAAACCAATGTGATCACCGAGCGACTCACTTCATTTACAGCAGAGGCAAGTGCAAGTCAAACAAACGTAATCACCGAACAACTCACCACGTTTTCAGCCAATGCCACGGTGACAAAGAGTCTGGCATCCGTTCCCACAGGCATTCATGTGTTTATCAGTGGCGTAGAAGTGATGATTTATGAGGGATCATTCGAGATTGACGACTCTGTAAATGCGGTTTCAACATGCACATTTACGATTCGAGATGATTCAGGGACTAACCACTACACAAAACGACAGCAGGTTCTAGTCATCGATAGCGTCAAAGGATTGGTTTATAGCGGATACATCAACTCAGTAGAAGAAGATAGAGAGAGCCCGAATACCCTGATTAAATCCGCTGTAGCCATACGAGATAATCATGATCTGGCTGAAAAGCGAACTTATCCAGGACCAGACTTCACCAATGCCTACGCGGGAACGATTGCTACCTCTCTCTTAGACATTCTTGCTGTGGAAGGCGTGACTGCGCAATATGCCAATCGCAGAGAAACCACGCAAGGGCAGTTTGCATTAGGGACGCTTACAGGCGTTACATCCGCTACGAATGTAGGGGATGGGAACCTGGAATTGAGCCCAGCAGGGACGCCTGTAACCATCATAGAGAGTACCACGTCCGACTTTTCAAGTGGGACATTAACTACCTGCACAGCGGCGAATAACACGCTCACAGCCACGCCGACGAATACGATCAAATTGACAGGGCAAATGAATGTCGCGGGAATCAGTAATCCAGCCGTCTACTACAAGATTTACTCAGGTTCTTACACGCTACAGTCGCGCGATTTCCTGCACTACAGCGTCTGGATTGATGACGCTTCACCAGAGAAAAAAGCAGCCGTTGATATTATTTTTACCGATGGAACCTCTTTACGTGATGTGACCAACTTCGGCTATGTCGATGATAATGATATCTTACCAGCGGCAAATGCTGACCTGGGAGGGTTAGCTAGCGGTCGGTGGTATACACGTCTGATGAATATTTCAGGAAATATTAAGACTGTTGCGTATGTGTCCGTTGCCCTGGCAGGGACACAAACAGGCGTCTATACTGCCTACTTCAAAAATATTGAAATCCGCAATTATCCTTTAGACAGGTGGCTCAACCCAAATCAAAGTACGACATTGCGCATCACTATTTTCAATGGCACATTGCAAACACCTGCTCAGCAACTACAGTCCATTGGCTACGAAAACTGTGCACTCACGATCGTACCGACCTACGACCTGCCTGTTTATCCAGCGGTAGGAAATGGCCAGGGAGATGCGAATAGCATCCTGACCAGCTATCCATCCCCGCTCAACATGCCCTATCGCGTGTCATCTGCATACAGCATCAGCGCCGGGGGCATTCTGAGAGCAAGCTTGATTAATTGGAGTGCAACGGAGCCCGGCAATACAGCAGCCGATACGCAAAAAACAAAGGCTGTAGTGAAATATCAACTGGACAATGGCGCGCTCGTAGAATGCACCAATGGGCAATCCTTGCCTGGCCTTGTGCCAGGGATGAACTTAAGCAGTCGCACGCTTACCCTCTATGAAGAGTTTTACGCCTTGCAAGGGGCATCACCAGAGGTAGCGCCGTCTTTCAATTCGGTTGTCGTGGCCGTGCAACCATCGTACGCATGCACGAAGTCTGATGTGGCTTACACGACCGTGTGGAGCGCAGGTGAAGCCGGGACAACCTTCAGTTCTACCGTCGCACTACAAAATGCGCTCACCTTGATTGGGGCAACGCGCAATTGGGACTTCTTGCAGGTTGCCGGGCAAACGTCGTTCCTGGGATCAGCAGGTGATACGCTCTTCAATCAATCGTATCAATTCGGGAATCCGTCTGCTGGGAATGAATCAAAAACACGATTTGATTTCGCAGGGACGTACACTAATTGCACCATTGAATGTGATGTCAACATTCAATCGGACATACAAATCGGCGTGGTGTACCGATCCACTAACTTCAGTACGAATAATGGCTCCTATGCGTACGTTGCGTGGGTAAGTGCCTCTGCGATAACTCTAAAAAGAGGTACCAATACCACAGGCGGCGGCGCGGGAACAACGATTAGCACAGTAGGAATCACGCTCACAGGTGGGAGTTGGCATAAGCTCAAAGTGATTGTGAATGGTTCAAGTCATCAGGTATTTCTTGATGATGTACGATTTATCAATAGCACCGATGCGACCTTTAGCGGTAGCGGCAGCGTTGGCGTCTTTGGCGTCTCGCCAACACAGGCGTACCCACAATTCAACTTCGACAATTTCGGCGTGATGCCACTACTCACGGGGACGTGGCTATCACCGGCTGTTTCGCTTACAGCCGCAAGTACGTACGGCAATAGTTTCATTGCCTGGCGTGATCGGTCGGAAAGCCCAGCGTCTAACGATAGTATCCTGGTAGAGATGACTATCAATGGTGGGAGCACCTGGACAGCCTGCGCCAATGGCACAGCGCTTCCAGTGTTTAATGTTGGCAGCAATCTTTCAGGTGTTTCTTTGCAGATTCGTATCACGCTCACCACCACGACGGCTTCAAAAATGCCAGCCATTGATACACTGTGGTGGCTCATCACAGGCGGATTTTCTAGCTCCGGTACCCGTACCAGCCTTGCACTGCCTATGACCGGAGTAGGGCGACTCGGTAGTTCTGTCGTTGCCTGGAATGCCACGCTTCCGACGGGCACAACGCTCGGAGTGGATGTTGCGTTTGACGGCGGCTCATGGGTAGATGTGACCAGTGGCAATGGACAGCCCTTCCCTGTGTTTACCGGGCAGGTGGCACCAGCTATCGACACGTTTGCCAGCAACACAAGCGCCAACTATACCAATACAAATCGTTCTGGGGGCTCTGTAGCCACTGTGACGTATAACACAGCCAATAGTCGTCTCACACTGACGGGGGGCTCTAAGGCGCTCTATATCGCTAACAGTCCAACCAATACGGGCGATGTTGAGCTGCTCTTCGACATGGATGAAAGCGATAGCGGGGGCCTGGTGTGGCATTATCAAGATACAGATAATTTCTATGAGTTGGTGGTAGCTGATGCTTCTGCTTCTGTGAATCCGAATACAATCAGTCTCTTTAGAATTTCTTCAGGCACACGAACACAGTTAGGCGCAACGACGGCTATCTCATTTGCCAGGGGGACGTACCACCGCTTTAAAGTCCACTACGAAATAAATATCCATCTGGCAACCTGTTATATCGATGGCTTGCAAGTACTACAAGTGACTGCCATCCTGCCTGCTACGGGCAAATCTGGACTCAGAAATGACGGTGGCACATCTCGCTATTATTCACTGCAAATACAACCTTTGAGTGCAGATGTCAGCTCGGATTACGTCCAAACACGATTGAGACTAGCCAGTACTGATCCAACTGTCACACCGCAAATATCTGACCATACTATAGCGGCGTATGGCACAACGATACAGCCAGGCGCGCTTATTCCCCAAACGGACTATATTTTCAAATATATCAATGAGTGCTTTGACGATTTAATCAAACAATCCTCAGCAAGTGGCGGACAGTGGTGGTGGAATATCGACAAGTATCTTGTCGCTTCCATGCTGCCAAACGCGGGCATACCAGCTCCCTGGCTCGGTTCGTCAGTACTCAATCCTGACGGGACTGCTGACTTTCTTGACGCTGGCTTGAAAGTCATTGATGAGTCGGACCTGTACAGAAACAGGCAGATCATCACGAATGTCATGGATACCGCGTCCATCAATGAAACTAGGGCGGGCGATGGTATCTCACGAACATGGACATTCAAGTACAACTGGGCTAGCGCGCCTGCTATCACCGTGAATGGTGTTATTGCTACCGTGGGTGTGAAGGGCGTGGACACAGGCAAGATGTTCTACTACGCGGTAGACGATCCTATCATTGCAGTGGATGACAGCATCGCAACGTACACAGCCGCGTATGCTATCAAGTTCGTAGGCACAGGCCAGTTCCTCACCTACAGCCAATATGACAATCTGACAGAACAAGCTGCTGTAGCACTTAAAGACAACACCAGCGGCATTGTCGAAAATGTAGAGGATGGCACTGGCCTCACAAAGGCAGCGGGTGATGCTCTTGCACAGGCGCGCGTGAAGCAATACGGCGTGCGTGGCAAGAAATTAGAAGCCACGACTTTGAGAGAAGGGTTAGCGCCTGGCATGCTCTTGCCTGCCTTTATTCCTGAACATGATTTGTTTGACACACTCATGCTTATCAGAAATATCAAAACGCGCTTGACGCCAGACGGCGCGACTGGCCTGCATAAGTTCTGGTATACCATAGAGGCTATATCCGGCGCAGACATTGGTGACTGGACAGAAATGTATAGAAAGCGATAAGGAAGAAGAGTATGCTGCAAGTCATTTCAACGATCATTTTTTACGTGTGGATGTTTTTGACGCTGTTCTTCGTGTGGCGAATCTGGCAGAACAGTGTTACCACTGCGCAAGCATGGCAGACGCTTATTACTGTAACGGTGAAAACGTCTGAAGCGGCGCAAAAAGCTGCTGAAGCAGCGGCTACCCTTGCAAGGGAAAAGCCGTGATCACGTTTTTAAATGGAGCGTTACCGATCTTGCAGGCTGTGTTTGTTCTGGCCGCAGTAGTCGGAGGGATATTTGTATTTCGGAGTACTAAGAGAACAGGCATCATACAAATCCAGAATGATACCATTGCTGCTATGCAGCAACAAATTGATGCCTTGAAATCTGGTCAGGATACGCTACAAAAAGAGAATAGCCATCTTCAATATGTCATCGAAACAATTTCAGAAGCTTTGAAACATAAAGGCATTTTGATCACAATCAATGGAGAAATGATCACATTGGAAGATACAAAGAGTCAGAGTAGCGTGATCAGAAGATCAACAAAACGGCCAATAATAAAGAGAGAAGAAACATCATGATTGATATCATCAGATGGACTCTTGCGCTTGCGCTCTGGATTGCATTCGTGTATGAAATCATCAAAGAACTGAAAGGGAAATAAAACATGGCAAATACACTACCAACCGGATCGACTGCTATCACCGATCCAAGCAATCCTCAAAATCAGTTGAAAGTGAACGCTGATGGCAGTATCACTATTGGCAGCGGCAATACCACAACGGGTACAAAGAGCAATGTGGCAGGATCGGCCTCTTCTGTAACCATTCTGGCGAGCAATACGAGCCGCAAGGGAGCGATGGTCTACAACGACTCAACCGCTATCCTCTACCTGGATTTGAGCGGCGGTACAGCGTCTAGCAGCTCTTACAGTGTGCAAGTTTCCTCGCAAGGCTTCTTTGAGTTGCCAGGACCGACGATCTACAACGGCGCAATTACCGGTATATGGGCATCTGCAAATGGTTCAGCACGCGTGACAGAATTTAGTTAAAGGAGTTGAGATCATGCCATTGTTTTCTCCACAAATTACGCCGCTCGTACTCTACGATGGTGAGCCGGGCGCGGCGGTAGCTCAGACGCTTACTGCCAATAATGCCTACTTTGTTGGTGTCACACTCTATGCTCCTGCCACATTGACAGGTGTTCGCGTGAAATTTACCACGGGTGGCGCGGGCAATTACGATGTGGGGATTTACTCAGACAATAGCGGAGTACCCGGAACACTGCTCGCTCACGCGGCAGCTACAATAACCTCTTTGGCAACTTCGACAGCAGTTTTGACTCCTGCACTCATCGGAGGCAACTTGCCGCTGGCACCGGGGCGCTACTGGCTTGCACTTTGGACATCGAATAGCGCCACGGACAAAGTGTCCGGATTCAACTCCGCTACCACTATGGTTGCATCGCAAACGGGCGCGAATGGAGCCAATGTGCTGCCAGCAAGCGCATCAACCATCACACCCGCGAACACGCAGTTCAAGCCGTTCTTAGAGGGCATCCTGTTGGGAGGCTGGTCATAATGACGGACAACCCCTACGGCATGACAAGCTTTAACTTTAGCGCTACGACCAATACAGAGCCGCTCTCGCAGATTATCAGCGATATGCAGGCGCTTGGCCTGACCTGGCTCCGCTATCAGGTACCATGGAAGCTGGTCGAGACGCCGCAGGGGACGTACACCTGGACGGCGCTTGA